GTTCCACACTTAAGTGGACGTAGAACGCGCGGGCAGTCAATTATAGCGGCGAGGAATGCCCGATCCATAACGTCAATAGGCGATGCTAAAATGTTTACCTTACGACGTGACTTGGCCGCTAAGAGGATCCTTGATCTCTTAGTTCAATGGGTTATTAGCCCATTCCTGCAAGAACCGAGAAAAATCAGCGATGGGGATCCCCTGATAGAATATCCCATACTCAACCACGACATCCGCTTCCCTGACGATTTCATCATCAAAGAAGCGTCGTACTACAAGATTATACTTGTAAAGTGGTCCGCAATAATGGGCAACAACGTCCCAAGTACCAAGCATATCACCATTGGTAAGACTAAGTTGTAGACAACACGTCATGCCATTTATGTGATTGATGTACTTGCTCAAATCCATACACAGATTTGCACGTAGCATAGCACTCAAGATCTCAGCAACATCATAATTGTCAATGAACCCCATATCCATCGACAAAGAAATCGCGACATCTAGGGCAGCACGTGCTGCAAAGTAATCCTCAACTGCCTGCTCACTCGGGTCATCAAAAGAGGATTGTGTACGTATCTCAAGACCGTTTAACAAGGCCACCCCAGTGGCATGGTATTCTTCAACGCCAAGTGCCAAGAGGGTGTTTTTAGCCTCAGTAATAAGGTCCAGATCAACAGGTTCCACCTTACACTTTGCACGTGCAACATTACGACCAACATCAACTAGTGGCTCACCATGCACGAAAGTGGTCCCCACAATCGTGAACGGATCATCCTTACCAACACGGGTCTTCATCTTAAGCTTGATACCAAAAGAATTGTACCGCGCCTCAACATCCTCTAACGAAGCAGTGGTAACAAACAATCCATCATCACCCTGGACGACGAATAAGGTAACAAACCCTACTAGCATAGCGGCGTGAATTAACCCATTGCCAGCTAGCGTAAGGGGGTGCCCACTTGGCCACCACCAAATACCCATCTTGATGACAACCTGATCGCATCGTGCATCTGCCGTATGAATAGATTCACACATGGCATCAGTAAACTGGACACTCCACCCCAATTGTTGGCGGAGATAGTGGTAGAATGCCTTAATATGCTTCTTTCCAATACTCTTGTCCCAGTTTCTCGCGTCGACCTCTGTTAAACCTTCTTTACCATAAAACAGTGTCTTAATCCGCTTATGGAATTCAGATGAGGTAACATCAGCACCCAATAAAAATGGACCTTCAGGGAAGGCGTTTTTCGCCATCGCATCATCCAGTCTGTCCCCATTACTATTGAGTGTGGCCGCCACTAACGCCACGTGTACTGCTAGTGGCAATGTTGCAATTATACGGGAGTTTGCATCAGATCGGTGAAACAGTTTACCAAAAGACACAAATTCGGCTTTCCCGAAAACATCAAAGACAAAGCGTATCATTTCGCCACGTGACCACCTCCCTAGGTATGAGACTGCTTCAGCATGTACATGTGCACATGCCTCAGGGTTGTTTAGTAGTTCACGCCTGGTCTTACAGCCGAATTTATTCGGGCCAGCAGAACCAAGTGTCTTTGATGACTCAATTGCTTTTGAAACAGCTAGGTCCATGTCAATGAGAAATAAAGCTTTGGATTTATAACCATGCAATTCCGGAAATTTCAGGTTAGGTTTATTCTTGGCATCTCGCTCAAACACCTTCTCATGCTCAATCATCTCCTCACGTGATGCAACAAAAGATGCCAACGTGAGGGACTGTGATGGTTTGAGGAAAGCCTCATTATGATCATTCAGTACGACTACTTCAGAGGGTGTAGCCACATGGCCGGCCAAGTCAGGGCGATACCGCAACATGGTTAGTCGTGCCTTCAGATCAATTATTTTTGCCAAGATATGACGCAATCCATTACAACTTCGTGCCTCATGTACCTGCCTCAAAATGGATTCCTCTTCCATGAACTTGTCTTCTACTGTGAACCATTTCAACTCAAGCGGGAACGCTAACGACAAGTTCATAGGCTTACCAGTAGAGGTCCTCCCCCCATAAACATGGATCCCATAAACTGTCGTACGTGCAACATCCATCAATACTGAACCACAATCTCCTTGTTTAGTGGAGTATGGGCCAGCAAGAAATCCCCCATTAGCACTCGCATGAAACTGGTCGGATACCACATTTCCAAACCCGCCAGTATTCAGCTTAACATGCACGCAATTAACGTGCTGATTGGGATGACGAATGTTTATCATATTCTCAGGCTTGATTGAACGTGCATTTGGAATCCCCTTAAATGGGATACGCACAAGAAATGGTTGCTGGTCCTGGAGTTTGCCATCTAAATGAGCAAACATCAAACACTCACTCGGTATGGTAACAGTGGCCCCATTTATTGAGATATCAAATATCTCTTTGTCCATCCGCTTAAAGTTTGCCACAAAATTACCCTCGTAAGCGTCATCTCTAGCTCCCTCAGGACGTAGGAAAAGATCACCTGGGAGGATCCAACCAATGCCTCTAGCAGCAACGCATGCTGCCCGGGATATCCTCCCTGTCCCTGTGTGCTTAACTGAAACTGGAACAACAACGGCACGCTTATCCGGTAATTGAGTGTAAGCCATGCTGCTCTCAGTTTCAGCCGTGAGTGCAGAATTATTAGCAAAAGGGTCCACATCGTTAGGTAACACATCGCCGTCTGGTATTTGCTGGAAACAGAGTTTACCAATGTATGGTTGTACAATGGTTCTGTCACTCTCATCAAAGTGCTCTGGTATGGCCTCAATGATGCGCATGCCAAGCGGCTGATATACACCTTTAGTCGGAAATTGGCACTCATTATTGAATTCAGCAACCTCATCCTCGAAGAGGTGGCCATTGTAAAGCTCTACCTCCTCAGGCTGTGGTTCATAATACTTGTAGAGTTCCCCATCTGAGTAATCCACCTTAGTATCTTGTAACTGATACATTCGACTCATGGCTTGTCTAGCCTTGGCCGTCAATACGTACCAACCATTCATGTTTTTCATCTTAAAGATACGGGGTATATAGCCATCGCCGTCACCTCGCTTCTTCTTGTCTTTGGTGAACATACTATGACTACCCGCGCCACCTTTGGACCGGTCAGCACCCCCAAGGGAACTGATTTGCTTATTATGCATAATCTTCTGCTCACGCGTCTGCGGTGCTGGTTGTTCATTATTCCGAGCCTCGGACCTCACAGCAACTGTGTCATAGAATAAATGACACATAGCTGGGTCCTGTGTAGGATCTTCATGGATCACAGGAACAGGCTCGGTTACTGGCTTGAACTCAGCCGTAAGATCTTTAATCCCCGCAAAGTGGATACGCTCGAAGACCTCATTCAAGACAGTAAAGGGGATAACGGCAAGGAACTCATCAAACCGATGACCAAATGAAAACTTTTGACTCAAAAGGACAGGTGACATCCAACGGAAGCTAGGGTATAGCTCGAGGAAGCGAGCGATCAAAGTATTGCAGTACTCATCATCAGCTGTGGTCAGCTGTGGCACTCGCTTCAATGATCGAACGAGACTACTCGGTTCTACCCGTGGTAAACCGTTAGCAACATCTGTATCAATTGCGGATGTAATCATCTCAGCACGACGTCGCCAAAGTTGCCCTGCCTGTGTACGATGTACCAGTATCGTAAGCAACATATCGCGATAAGTCGGGCTTTTCCAAATGGTGATAAGGGAATGAACAAGCGCCACTCGCGGGTAGTGATGCCGCTCAAGAAAGAGCTGTATCGCACTACCGTCATCACGGTTCTTCCAATTATCCACTATTGCCCAACCAATAGCAGAAATGACAAAACTCGTGAAGGCGCCTTCAGCATGAGCCTCCCATGCCGCCTTAGCCAGCACTACAACACAAGGAGGTAACAACACATACACGGAATACAGTGGCCACATAAGGTAAGCAATAAATGCGCCAAATGTAAACAACTGTGTTAACCGACGGCGGACCTGAAAGGCCCACATACGGGCAAACAAGCGACGAACACGTTGAGTGACGTTGAGTCGTCGCACTTGCCCCATCACCAATTCACCAGTACCAACCCCTTGCCAAACAACAGTAGCAAAGATCCCGGGTAGGGCTTGCCCAACTACTGACATCTTGGCGGGTATGCCGAGACCAACGACATAGGTACTGATGCGCGCCATTATACCGGCATAAACCCCACGTAGCCGGTTAACAGCGCCAACAACATTTCCATTTCGATGGTAGTCCGTGTAACCATAGGCTACAAGAATACTAAACAAACTTGCCAGCAAATAAATTGCAATCATTCCTTTGGTGAAGGGTGATGACCGGAAAGAGCAAGAGTGAAGTAGAAGTTGTGAGTGGTGTGTCGTGT